CCCAAGCAAGGGCAACGAGGACTACTGGCAAGAGGACTGCAACCTGCTCTGCGCCAAGACCAGCCTGATCTCCGAAGTAAGCAAGAGCGCCCAAAACAGCACCCTTGACAGCCTGATCACCTAAGTTGACTTTGAGGTTCTTATCCATTGTGTTCTTCTCCTATTGGGAATTGGTACTCGCCTGAATTAATCATTTCCATCGCAGTATTTAACATCCCATGTGCAAGCCATGGAGTCATTGAATCCGATATGGAAAGGGAAAGTTCCTGATGTGGACCAGTGGCAACTTCCGCTATCACGATAAAGTTCGTAATCAAATGGTTTGGAAGAGAGTCTTTTACAAGGTTCTCAAACTCTTCTTGTAACGAAAATTCGTCAGGACTTAATTCTTCATCCATATATTCTCCGAACTATCGGTGATATAACCATTCTACATCATGCGGTTAGTTCGTGGGTGACAATCATTCCAAGAGGTCTTGCTGGCTCAACGATTTGTAGCAATAATTCAGAAGACGATCCAATATCTCCAATAACAGATCCGTATGTTTCAGTCCACGAAGTCGTGAAGTGAATCGCATTTGCTGAAACCGTGTAGTTAACAACACCAGCGCCAGTAAGGAGTCGCTTGATCGCGCTGATCATTGCTTCCAGCGTCCCAGCGTTGTGACCGTAGTAGCCAGTTTCAACCTGCCAACGAGCATAAGCATCAACCCCGTCTGGAAGTCCAATGTCACTTGAGTTAGATCCAAGTACTGCAATGTCGTCAAGAACGCCACTGACTGCGTCGTCAAGAGTGAAACGCACCCAAGACTGACCCTCAGTTGACGGTTGGTATGTAACAAGAATTTGGCGACCCCTAAATTGAGCCAACCACAAAAGCGTTGCTCCATCGCAATAGTTTGGGTCTACGAGGGTGCTGAATGTACCAGAATCCGTTTCATCAAAACCAGTTGCTATATCAATGTATGTGAATTCTTCCGATTTAACTTGAAGATCGTCCGCAACAGTAGTGATTGAGTCAATAAATCTCATCAATGGAAATGTTGGTTCGTTAGTAGAAAAATCAGCAGTATCTTGAGCAACAAATATTTCTGGCATAAATTGCCCAACAAATTGCATAAACCTATTTCTTGATATTCCGAATGATGTATGAATTGTTGGGCGCGAAATATTCAAGTGAGCGTTAGTCGTTGTTGGAAAAACAACCCGCATTTGGAGGGAGACAGAGTAATTTCCACTTTCAGGAATGAGTCTTGGTACTGCCCTAAGTAAGTGCCATCTTTCGCTATCAAGCACGCCAAGCGTAATTATGTGTTCGCCTTCTGAACCAGTGATCACATCGGCTGGATCCGTTGACAACTCATACTGCTGAGAAGTCAAGTCAAATGTAACTTTTGTGAGTACAGTTTTTACATATATTGTGCAATTTACCGATGGTCTCACCCAAGCAAAAGCCTCTATGAAATCTCCAGAGTCAATACTTGGAGAAACAGCATACTGAGAAGGTATATCGGTTGAAGGGTTAGCCCAGTAGTTGAATTTTACATAGTTTTCTAAACTGCTTGGAGTTAGGTATAAAGAACCAAAATCAGAATCTTGATACACGACAGGGTCTGCTGAAAGAGTTCCATCACTTGTCCACAGAGTAGAAAGTGACGACTGAAGATATGAATCCTCTAAAAAAAGTCTTTCACTTTCGTCAATGTAGTTAAAAGTAACACCCATCTCTATACCGCCGTCGTCGTGCAAGCACCAATTGGTATTGCACCTTTCTCAAGAATTGCCACATTCAAACTGTCATTAGACGCAAAAACTGTTGCACCATTTAGTGTTGCATCAACCGAATCAACATACTTAACGCCAGTTACTTTTGAAGCAATTGTTGTTAGGTAGCGTGCGTCAACTGATTCTGCCCAGTCCCATCCAGTAACAGAAAGATATGCTTCAATTGCATCTGATACCGCAGTTCCAACCACTGATGTTGAATAGTTTGGTTCAACTGCAATAGAAACAGCAACATCAACATTGAATGTGTTTGTGTCTTGAAGATTGATATTTAAACCAGCAACTACGCGACCTGATAGGTCATTTTTGATGATTGTTTTCTGTTCGTCGGAAATTGGGTCTCCAGCAGAGTCGCACATAGAAACAGTGACATTCCCACCACTGTCCGCTGTAGCAAAAAGCATTCCAGTAGCAAGAACAACACTTCCAGCAGTCACGGCAGCCGTGGTTATGTTTGTATTAGTTTTTGCGTAAGTGAATGTGGTTGTGGTTGGCGTTCCAGTGACCGTATAGGTTCCGTTATAAACAGCGTTTGCCATATCACGAACAGTGACACTGTCTCCAGTTTCATATCCATGTGCACTTGCTGTAGTCAGAGTCACAACATTAGTTGTAAGCACAGCATTTGTTACATAATTTTCAAGTACTTCAGTTAGGTCATAAACCTTGAACTTGCTTACCGTTGGGTAGTTGACTGCAATATAACTGGTCATTTGTGAAGCAGTTGTGATTGCGCTACTAAGAGAGCCGAGATATGTTGTTGCTCGGTTGAAATACTCTGTGTCGGTTTCTGTGTCTTGACCTACGGTTGAAAGGCTTGCAAGAGTTGCACTAAGAATAAATGGAGTGCTTGAAACTACAGTCAAGGATGACGGAACTGGAATGTCTGGATATTGTGATGCTTCAGAAGCAGTAACAGATACAGTTCCAGTCGTTGAACCAGAAGCGATTGTTAAATCTTCGTCAGTTTCAAAGAGGTATTGAGTTAATACGCCCTCGGCATCATAAACATCAAACGAGAATGCAGTTCCAGCAAGAATGGTTGACCCAGTATTAATGATCAACTCAATCGTCACTGTTCCAGATGCCTGAGTAGCCTCAATGCGGTCAAAGCCCATCAGGGACAATAAACCCTCCATTAATCCGTTTGGAAGACGATTAATTGCAGTGACAATGTTGCCTGTTTGGTATGAAACAGCCTCAAGGATTGCATTCTCAATAGTTCCAACACGGGGGTTGAACTCTGGAAGATTTGTCTGCGCGTACTGGACGGAGTCGTCGTAAATATCAACGACATTCAGGTCGCTTACGGTTAGGTCAATATACTGTGAAAAATTTGGTGATGTCATTACTAACCTCTTTCAAAACTTACGGAAATATCACGAGTGCCGTCGTCATTTAACTTGGTGGATACTTTTTTAATTGTTACTTCTGGGATATAACGAGAAGCCTCTGAGATTGTTCTGTTGGTCTGTCTTTCATCAAAGACTGGATCCTTGACACCATAAAATGTAGAAATGGGCAACTCTTTTGACTCTATTTGAATCGCGTTTGCAATAAGTGTTGCGTAGTACTCATCCGAGTTGTCATCAATAGTTTCCATCGCAGATGTCTGCTTAGAAAAACGAATGGGCATCCGAATAGTGTTCATATTTTACCTACGATTATTCCTTGGTCAAGAGAGTCGTCAAGGAAGACAACTAGAACTCTTTCGCCAACAGCAGGCAGATTAAGCGCCCCAATGGTTGCGTTGATATTGGTGGTTGTGGCTGAAAGGCTGACACCAGTTACGACCGTAACGCCAGGATCTGCTGTCCCAGTTGAAACACTTAGTGTTTGTTTCACTGGAGTAGTTACCGTATTCGTAAAAGGCTGGACAAACTTAAAAGGACCAAGTTGGGCATCGGCATTCAAGGCAGGAATTCTTACAAATCCAGTTTGTGTTGCTGGAGCAACGCCAGTTACCACTCCAATATGGATAGACGAAAATGAACCGCCAGTAATAGCGGTTGAGTCTGGGTTTTGCATTCCATCAAGAGAATCACCAAAAAGTGGCATATTTAACCGTTAGCCTTTGAATCAATTTTTTTCTTATCGTCTGGAGCGATTTTAGCAATAGTTGCAAAAGCGATCTGGACTGGTTCTGGTTCCGCGTATGAATACTCAACTGATGTGACTAAATACGCAGTCTCAAAAGTTTTTATACCATAAATCATAACAGTCATTCCAGGACGGATATCGTATGCATTCCCAGTCCCTGTTTCAAAACCACTGCCACCCCATAGCGAGGCACGCCCTTCTGATTCCTTTGGGCTATCCATTGACCTTCTCATATTCGGCATTGATGTCAAGAAATAATTGAGTTTTTCATCATTTGGATACTTCAGTGGTATGTACTTAAGCGTCCGCGTCTCTGTTCCGCCGCCATATTTTTGAAATGTATATGCAGGTGTTTCCTCAAGACCCCACCTACCAAGCAACCATTGAGGTGAACCAAAAAATAGTGTTGGTTTTTTAGTTCTATTAGTCTCACTCGTGTACGCTTCCATAACAAAACAGACATATTGCAAGTCTTTTGCTGCCCTTAAAAGAACATCGTAAACCGATTCTTTTGTTTTGCTTTGGTTTAGTTTTATTGTAGAACTCTTGATACCAGCAGGGTTTTGCCCGATAAAACCTAAATTGAACTTAGCGGCTACTTTTTTTGCAAAGTCAAACCCATTTGTTGATTTGAAAGCCTCTGGTTTTTTGTCCAGACGCATTAATTGAATTGCTTCTGTTCTGAGTTCAATAGTTATCTTTGCGTAATCACCGTCACCAGCACTTATCTCATTTGAGGCGATCATATACCTTTCGCCCTTGAATATAACAACTTGCTTAATCATGAAATAGTTGTTATTCCACATCTCCATATTTCTATCAACTAAATCAACTGTCACCTGAGACGCACCGTCAATAGAATAACTAACCCTGATTGATGTAACAGCAGCGGAAATTTGACGCAGTTCCTTTGAGGTGAAAGCCTCAATAATTATTGTCTTATCATCTATCATGAGCAGGTCAGCACATTATTAATCCATGCACACGGTCTTGACCTCTGAAGGAGTGCTTGCGCAGTCGTTGCTGAATCCTGCGTGTAGGTGGTCGTAGTTGATTTTGTGGTTTTTGATGCGTTCTTGCACTTGTCTTTATTCGCAAGGCGATATTTTGCCTTATTGCACTGATCTGTCTCTTTAACTGGAGTAAGTGGGGTTATAAATGCAATATTCATCTTTGGGTTTCTGTTTTCAATCAAACTAATTTCCACATTTGCTTGAGTGATAAGATTCATCCTATTGCGACGAGTGACATTGATTGTCATTTCGCTTATTGAGAAAAACAAACCACTGTTTCTTTCTACAGACATGTTCCTATAGTTATAGGGTGTATTGGTAAAAATATCGTAATTAAGCAACTCAAAAACCTTGTCACTGCTAGATGCAAATTTTCTAAGAACTTGAAGTTCCTTGTCAACGCTTGTAACTAGACCATCTCCAGGGTGAGCGATGAGTGCGGTAAAACTAACCGTCATCAAACGATGTGATTTAAAAGCCAGAATTGGCGTAGTTGCTGGTCTTGCTATTTGCGCGGTTTCGTCCGATAGTTGACCAAGGTTGAATTCTCTTGGGTTATATGGGAATACAAAATCCTCATCTTCAAGAGCGCTGTCACCACGCATACGCATAACTAGCGGTATTACGCCTTGAGGCTCATCGTTAAACGCAACTGATGAATCAAAGTCTTGATTTAAACGGAGCCAGACTGTAACTGTATTAGCCATTATGGTACCAATCCCGTGTATATTCCAGAATTCCCTCGTTCGCGTTCTTCATTCAAAACTTTTTGTACTGTAGTTTTGATTTGATCTATTGACCTTTGGTCAACATTCCCAGAAACATTCACAACAACCGAGTTGTTTGTTGTTTTTTCCATTCCACCCGTGTATGGACCTGGAGAGTAGTTGCTTGTTCCGTACACTCCTTGTCCCTCACCCTTGAACGCATTTATCATTAATTTGTTTCTTTCATCTTCTCCTAGTTTTTGCGACTCTATTCCATAACTTTCAAGATTCGCCAAGAAGTTTGGATTTTCTTCCATCTTTGACAATATGTATCTTCTGAGTGCTTTTTCATTTGATGTGCCGTCTGCGTTCAGTACCCCAGCCGCTTTTTCTGCTACATCTGGAACTATTGAACTTATCCATTCAATACCAGACATTTGAGTTCCGTCTTCGCCCTTATATGTTTTTTCTTCAATTAAATTGAGAATTCCTTGCGGGCTTAAACCAATTGAATCTATATATGCTCTAATTGTGTCTTGTGTTTCTTTGCTTACATTTGACAATGAACCACCAGTAGCAAAAGCGGTATCTAATCCCGCTATTGTTTGCCCTGCTCCACCAAGATCACCATATGTTGCGGTGTTGTACTCAAGTGAGTTTTTTACAAACGCCTCAATAGCCTCTTTGCTTGTATCACCAGTATTGAGTTTAAGGGCAGAGGCGTTTACTAAACGATTTGCTTCTTCTGCTTTCTTCTTGTCTTCTATGTTTTTAAATATTCCTGTTGATACAACCTCCCCAATTCCAGACCACGCCAGTTTCATCAAACGAGCATTTTCTTCTGCCGATTTACCAACTAGGTCAAGCACCTCTTGGAAGTCAAGCATCTCTGTCGTTAGGTCAATTCCAGCAGCCACAGCAAGGTTATTGAGAGCCTCTGCACTTACGCCAAATGCCTGCTCTGCAATCGCCGCATTCCCTGTGTAATTGGTAATTTTTTTGTTTAGTTCATTGAATTTTTCGTCATATTTTGCAACGGCTTTAGCGGCATATGCTGGATCAGCATTTGTGTTGATCAATTTCTGCTTATCAACCATCAACTGGTTGCGAGCCGCCAAAAGATCATCAACATTCCCACCTTCTATGGCGTCATTAATCTTTGAGCCATAGTCATCAACAAGCGCTTCGGCTGCTTTGCGGGTTTCCTTGCGTTGCTTTCCAGCCTTCATATAACCAGTAACACCGCCAATAGCGGCGCCAAGGGCTGCTCCTATTCCAGTTCCAATAATTGGAACAAACGAGCCAATAGTTGCACCAATTGCCGCTCCCGCAGCAGCAGAAGCAGCGGCAGATGTTCCTCTTGACTTCACGGAGTCGTCATTAAATTTTCCACCAATGT